CACGGGTTGGGGCGCAAGTTCATGGGGTGACGGCACCTTTGGCTCTAGCAGTGCGATTGGTTCTAACAACCAGTTACGCTTATGGTCTATGGACAGTTTTGGTGAAGACCTAATTGCCTGCCCTCGCGGTGGAAGCATTTACTACTGGGACTACACAAACGCTAGTACTAGGGCGATTGCTCTTTCTGATCTAACTGGGGCCAATCTTGCGCCTACATTGGGCTTGCAGGTGCTGATTTCAGACGTTGATCGTCACGTTGTTATTCTTGGTGCAGACCCTATTAATGCTACCGCTTCAGGCAGAACAGGAGCTATAGACCCGCTTCTTGTAGCCTTCTCTGACCAAGAGAACGCTGCTGAGTGGGAGCCTTTATCTACAAACACGGCTGGCTCACTACGATGTTCTGCTGGATCTCAAATAATTGGCGGTCTTAGAGCTAGGCAAGAAACTTTAATCTGGACGGACGTTGCGCTGTACAGCCTGCAGTTTATTGGCGCGCCACTGACTTTTGGTCTTACGCTTATCAATGAAGGCATAAGTTTAATTGGGCCTAATGCGCCAGTGAACACACCTACTGGCATCTTCTGGATGGACAAGAAGGGTTTTTACGCATACCAAGGTTCGGTACAGCCCATTCCATGCAGCGTTCACTCGTATGTATTTGATGACTTAAACGAAGGTCAAGCATTCCAAGTGTTTGGGTTTCTCAATAAGCAGTTCAACGAGGTGGGTTGGTTCTATTGCTCCGGTAGTTCAGACACCATTGATCGTTATGTCACTTACAATTATGTAGACCAGACTTGGGCGATAGGCCAGTTGTCTAGAACAGCATGGTTAGATGAGGGTATTGCAAACGTGCCTAGAGCAGCAGGCTATGACGGCACAAACAACTACATCTACTCTCACGAGACTGGGTTTGATGATGACGGCGCACCAATGGACAACGTGTTTATAGAAAGTGCTGACTTTGATATTGGTGATGGCCAAGAGTTTCAGTTTATTAAAAGGGCCATCCCTGACGTTAAGTTTACAGGTAATGGTGGCACAGATCAGACCATTAACTTTGTCTTGAAGGCTAGAAATTATCCTGGGCAGTCTTTGACTACAGATCAAACATCTTCATTTACTGGCACAACAACTAAGATCGATACCCGCGCTAGAGGTCGGCAAGCGGCTGTGCGTTTTGAATCAGATGATGATGCATCCGCTGGCGTAAGGACGGGTGTAGGGTTTAGAATCGGTGCGACTAGGTTAGATCTTCAGCCAAATGGTAGAAGGTAAGCATGAGCAAGTTGCTACAGGGCAGATTACCATTTGCGCCTATGGCCCAGAATGTAGATGGAAATACTTTTAACAAAGCTATTCGTTTGTTAGAACTTAGTTTAGATTCTTTTGACCCAGATGCTACACCTCAGTTCAATAGATCTGATAGAGACAAGTTAAAATTTAATACTGGCGATATAATATGGAACACATCCATTAATACGCTGCAGGTGTATGATGGAGATCAGTGGATAAGTTTGTCACAAGAACTGCCGTATACAACTGACCCCTTAGAAGCTACAGGTAGAGTCGGAACTGTTCAGGTTATTAATAAAGGCGCAATAGTAGTGAGTGTTGGTAAATGACTAAATTATGTGCAAGAGGAAAGGCTGCAGCTAAACGAAAGTTTGATGTGTACCCGTCAGCTTACGCTAATGCATACGCCAGCAAGATCTGTGCGGGTAAGATTAAAGATCCATCTGGAACTAAAAGAAAAGACTTTAAGGGTTCAAAGCCCCGCAACTTAAGCGGTGGTGGATTTGTTGCCAAGCGCGCTAGAGTCGCAGGTATAAAATGAGCCTGCAAGATTGGTTTGGAAAAGGCACTAAAGGCGATTGGGTTGATATTGGAGCGCCAAAAGTAGACGGTAAGTTTCAAGCTTGCGGACGCTCAAGTACCAAAGGATCAAAACGCAAGTATCCTAAGTGTGTGCCTAGATCAAAAGCAAAGCAGATGACCGCTTCAGAAAAAACTAGCGCAGTAAAACGCAAGCGCGCAAAAGCACAGGGTGTAGGCGGCAAACCTACCAATGTTAAAACATTTGCCCGTGACGGTGGGTTGATTGAAAAAAGAAACCACCGTGGTTGTGGCGCAGTGATGTCTGACCGTAGAAAGCAGACAAGGTATTCCTGATGTTTAAGCGATACGCAGAAGAGTTTAAGAATGGCGGCATAGTTGGTGGCAGATCTAAAGCCGCTAAACGTAAGCGCGATAAGCCAATACCTAAGACCACTACCGGCAAGTCTGCCAACTACCTGCCTACTAAATCAGGCGCAGGCATGACAGAAGCTGGTGTAAAAGCCTATCGCAAAGCAAATCCAGGTAGTAAACTCAAGACTGCGGTAACAGAAGATAAGCCAACAGGCAAGAGGGCAAAAAGAAGAAAGTCTTTTTGTGCTAGATCTGCAGGCCAGATGAAGAAGTTTCCTAAAGCAGCGAAAGATCCTAACTCAAGATTGCGTCAGGCTAGACGCAGATGGAAGTGTTAACATGGCAGCAAATACAGAAGACTTAAGAGCGCAGTCAAAACAAAGAACCTCTGAAGTTCTTAATCAACCAGGCTCAATGACAAGGTTTGCTCCTAGTCCTTTGCAGCAAATAAACCCAGCACTTGCAAAGAGTGCTAGTTTTTTAGCGCCTGGTATGCAGAATCCATTTGCTGCTTCGATGGCTTATCAGCGCATGCCTGGAGCGCAATACGCAAACTACGAAAGAGCGGCACCAAATGTTGGTGGCTTACTTCAAGCACCACAGGTTCCAGCAGGCTTTGTTCCTCCAGGCACACAGCCAGTAGTTCTTCCTAATCCAAATGCTCCTACACCTACAACTTCAACAGAACCAACCGACCCAGCTACTCAAGCTGACGAACTCTTAGCCGATATAAATGAAGCCCGTATTTCAGAAGGACTAGAACCTTTTGAAACCTTTGAAGATTTTCAACGGGATATTGGAATATTTGAGGGCATAGGCAACATAGGAATGGCTGACGGCGGCATTGCTTCTATTGAGCCGCAATACTTTGAGATTGGGGGTGAAGCTAAAGGAAATATTTTTAGTCGAATGGCTGGCGGAATCGGTGACCTTGTTAGTAAAGGCATGCAAAATTATAACGAAAACATGTCTGCTGCTGGCGCACCCAACAAGCCTGTAGAAGAAATGACTCGTGAAGAGTTGATTGCTTATATTAAAAAAACGAGTGGATCAAGTGGCTCTAGCGGCCTTGGTGCAGACTTAAAGAAGATAGGCGGCGGTATAACTGATGCAATTAAAGGTAGACCTCAAGGCGGAACGGAAGCGTTAAATCAAATGGGCGACCTTTCTACGGAGATGGCATCGCTTGGCTATGCGTATGGAGGCACTGTTGAATACCCACGCATGAACGGGCAGATTTCAGGTCCAGGCACAGAACGATCAGACGATATAAAAGCCATGCTTAGTGATGGTGAGTTTGTTGTAAATGCCAAGGCTGTGCGCGGCATTGGTAAGATGGATGGCGCTAATGGCAGCAAACAAGAGCAAAGACAAAAGGGTGCGCGTATGATGTACGCCATGCAGAAAGCTGGTGAACAAGCGATGAGGAATTCATAATGTCAATGTTTAGTTCTTCTACGAAAGAAGTAGAAACAGCAGTACCTACTGTACAGCCTCAAGCGAGTCAAACTTATTCTGACCCAGCCATGGAGATGGCATCAAGGCAAATGCTTGATGCTTATTTTAATCCTGAATATGGAATGATTGGACAGAAAATTCCTATTCCCATCCAACAGATCGCTGGCCTATCACCACAAGAAATTCAAGCCCGTAACTTAGCTGGTGGCCTAGGCGGTTTTGGCGCACAACTTGCTGAAGCTCAAGACATGTACCGTCAAGGCTCTAGAGCATTTGACCCTAGCTCTGCTGGATTGTTTGCAGATCCACGCGCTCGTGCCTTATACGAGCAAAGCACTCGTGGATACGACCCAAGCATGGGTCAACAGTTCATGGACCAAGATGCACGCAGTATGCAGATGCAAGCTGCTGATGACATCCGTGGTGCAGGCCAAGGTATATCTGGAGAGGTAGGTTCTGCACAACAACAAGCCGCGCAAGCCGCTGCCCGTGCTAGAGGCCAAACAGAAATGGCTGGCAGAGATCTTAGATCTGCTGGTCAGATGGGTCAGTCTGCTGCAATGCAGGGCATAGCAGGACTAGCGGGTACTGGTGATCAGTATGATCCATCGTCTGCCAGCAGCTTCATGGACCCGTTCAATAGAGATGTAATTGACGCACAACAAGCAGAGATTGCGCGCTTAGGTGAGAAACAAAAGATTGCTGCTCGTGATCAGGCTGTTAAATCAGGTGCATTTGGTGGCTCTCGCGGTGCTATTGCAGAGGCTGAGATAGGCCGCAACGTATTACAACAACAAGCTAAGACCGGCGCAGAGTTGCGCTCACAAGGCTTCCAGCAAGCTCAACAGCAGGCTCAACAGTCGTTTGAGCAGGCGCAGGGACGCCGTCAGCAGGCTGCGCAGCTTACTAGCTCATTGGGTCAAGCAGGCGCAGGCACATCGCTACAAGCGGCTCAGCAAGCAGGCCAACTTGGTTTAAGTGCAGAGCAACTGGCTCAACGAGGCGCGCTTGAAAGTGGACAGCTTGGACTGTCAGGGCAGCAAGGTATTGGTTCGTTGCTTGGTCAAGCGGGGCAAATGGGCATGCAAGCAGGAAGAGACATTGGCTCTCTTGCTCAACAACGTGGTGCCCTTGGTTTGCAGGGCGCACAAGCACAAGCAGGTCTTGCAGGACAGCGCGCAGATATTGCTCAAGGTATGGGCCAGCTTGGTTTGCAGGGCCAACAGCTTGGTGCAAACGTGTTTGGCCAACAGATGGATCGAACTGCGCAAGCGGCTCAAGGTCTTGGTGCTCTTACGCAAGATCAGTTTGGCACCGCATTGCAAGCTCGTGGTCAAACTGCAGCCGGACAACGTGCAGCCGCAGCAGGTATTGCAGGTCTTGGTCAACAAGGTCAGCAGATGCTTGGAACTCAAATACAAACCTTGGGTCAGTTAGGAACAACAGGTAGAGGCATACAGCAAGCTGGTCTTGATGCTCAGTACAGGGCTGGCACTCAACTAGCTGATGAACCATTTATGAGACTGCAGCGTGGCCAAGCCTTGTTACAGGGTGGCGCACCATTTATGCCTCAATACACCAGTGGTTTCGGCATGGGTCAAAACCAAGGGCAGGCTCAGACTAGAGGCAGCACTTTAGCTCAAGGTCTTCAGGCAGCAGGCACTGTTGCCAATATTGCGGGAATGTTTATGGGGAAACCACCATCCGACATCCGCCTCAAAGAAAACGTAGTAAAGATTGATGACGTTCAGCCGGGCGTAGGCTGGTACACATGGGATTGGAATGACACGGCCAAGGCCATGGGCATTGATACCCCAACCGAAGGTGTGATTGCACAAGAACTCAAAGAAGTTGATCCAAGCGCAGTAATCATGGGCGACGATGGTTACTACCGTGTTGACTATTCAAAAGTAAACCGCAATCGTGAAGCGATCTAGGCGTCAAAGAAAGATCAGCAAGGTGATGGGAGAGTTCAAAGATGGCTCTCTCAAATCAGGCGGTTCGGGTAGAAAGGTAACAAA